CCGGGCGCAGGCTGACGCCATCAGGACGCTGACGCAGCAGTATAACGTCACCTATATCGGCATCGACTCCACCGGCGTCGGGCTGGGCGTGTATGAGAACGTCAAAGCGTTTTTCCCGCAGGTGAAGGAGTTTGTTTATAACCCGAACGTGAAGAACGCCCTGGTGCTGAAGGCTTACGACACCATCGCCAGCGGGCGGCTGGAGTTTGACGCCAGCCACCTCGACATCGCGCAGTCATTCATGTCTATCCGCAAGGCCACCACGGCCAGCGGCAACCGTCCGACCTATGAAACCAGCCGCAGCGAAGAAGTCAGCCACGGCGATTTAGCCTGGGCGACCATGCACGCGCTGGCAAACGAGCCGCTGCAGGGACAGGCGGCACACATGCAGAACATTGTGGAGATTTATTAATGAGCAAACACAGGAACCGCAGCCGGACATCATGACCAGCGGGACAGCGTCGAAGGCGTTAACCTTAGCCGACCCGATCCCGGTGCTGGACCGCCGCGAACTGCTGGACTATGTGGAGTGTGTAATCAATGATCGCTGGTATGAACCACCCGTAAGCGTTGACGGGCTGGCGCGCACGTTCCGTGCCGCCGTGCATCACAGCTCACCCATCAGCGTTAAGTGCAACATTCTGGCGAGTACCTTTATACCGCACCCGTTGTTGAGTCAGCAGGCGTTCAGCCGCTTTGCGCTGGATTACCTCATTTTCGGCAATGCCTATCTGGAGAAGCGGACCAGCCGCCTCGGTAACACGCTGAAGCTGGAGCCGTCTCTGGCGAAGTTCACCCGTCGCGGTCTGGACCTCGATACCTACTGGTATGCGCACTATGGCATTAACACGGAACCCTATGAGTTTGCGAAGGGCAGCGTGTTTCACCTGATGGAGCCGGACATCAATCAGGAGATTTACGGCCTGCCAGGCTACCTGTCTGCCATCCCGTCGGCGCTGCTGAACGAGTCGGCCACGCTGTTCCGCCGCAAGTATTACCTTAACGGCAGCCATGCGGGTTTCATCATGTACATGACCGACCCGGCACAGAGCCAGCAGGACGTGGACAATATTCGCGGTGCCATGAAAAGCGCAAAGGGCCCTGGCAACTTCCGTAACCTGTTTATGTACAGCCCGAACGGGAAAAAGGACGGCATCCAGATCATTCCGCTATCAGAAGTGGCGGCGAAAGATGAGTTTCTGAATATCAAGAATGTGAGCCGTGACGACATGCTGGCCGTGCATCGTGTGCCGCCGCAGCTGATGGGGGTTATGCCAAGCAACATTGGGGGCTTTGGTGATGTGGAAAAAGCTAGTAGGGTTTTCGCACGAAACGAAGTGATTCCCCTTCAAAAAAGATTTGAAGAATTGAATGATTGGTTAAATGACGAAGTTATACGTTTCTTACCTTACGAACTAATATAAATTAGCAGGTGCATAGCATTGCACCTGCACCTGCACCTGCACCTGCACCTGCACCTGCACCTGCACCTGCACCTGCACTATGCTCGGCTTAATCCCAATCATCATCCAGCGTTTTTATTTTATATCCCTCTATCGCTTTCACCATAGAGATACGAATCAATCCAACGTGAGAATAATAAATACCTTTTTTCCAACGAGGTAACTCCCTTTCATCCTCATCATTATAAAAATCATCATCTTCATAAGATTTCAATGAGCTATGTGCGAGTCTCTTACTTTCTTCTAGAGTATCAGGCAACCCCTTATGTAATGAATCTAACAACGAACCTACAGTTGTGACACCATTTTCGATCAATTCAGCCAATAAGTCGTCGAAATCTTCATGCCCCTCATCCTGACATTCTAAAGGAAGCTCTTGCAAAGCAATTATCTTTAAAAGATCAACATTTAGAAGCGCATCATGTCTAATTCCCTGTGGCTCATTAATTTTATCAACATAACTTTCCCTTTCAATAAGTACTCTTTCAAATTCAAGGTCTACGAATTCCAATAATGCTGAAACCCTGTTAATAGCACGTCTTAAAGGTAAAGGGACATCGTGTTCTTTCTTGTACTGTAATTTATGCGATGTTGTTGCCCATATATGTTGTGATAAAGTCCTGACTTGTATTTCAGCCTTAAAGTCATCAAAACCAATAAAGGTAGGTACAGTAAGCCACTCGTCAGGAATTTTAACTATATAATGGTGTGATTGGTAACCAAATCTATCCGCATCCAAGCTCTCTGATTTATCTTCTGATTTTAGTATCACAAAAGAGTTATTTAGACATTCCATTGCGTTTATCAGGTCTCTCTTAAACAAAAACACAAGCCTTACTCCAACAAAGTCATCTAACTCCAATAATGTACTGTAATTAGATGGTTTTCGCTTATCTTTATTTAAAATAGAGGTTAATGTTTTAACTCTGCTCTCAACTGGCACACCTAAAGTAAGCCCTTTCAGGCTTAATATTTTTTCAATCTGCTCAACCAAGCCACGCCTGAATACATCCGCTTTACTACTGAAAGCCTCATAATCTTCCTTTATTTTATCAATTTTCATTTTTATCCTTAATGTTAGTTATCATTATTAACCAACTCTTGCATTGATATTGCACATCCGATGGCCAGAATTAATTTTTCAGCAGAGTTTATTATTTTAACTAACTCATTGAATGTGATGTTTGTACCATTGTTATGCGCAACATCATGCCTCTTTGCAATAGCATTGTTATATAAAGTCACTTCGGCATCATCAACATTATTGTTAAGGTGATCTTTAGCTCTAGCACCAAACATACCAACAAAGTTAGCTATGTCTTTTTTACTAACACTACGAAGAATTTTTTTCCCGCTTGCTACAGCGAAATTTTTTAACTCTGAATCACCATTTAAGTGAGCTCTATTTTCGAGAGCTAAATAAATCTCCTGTTGTATTTCAGCACACATGATAACTAAGATATGCTGAGTCAGGTAAGATTCTATTTCAGTATTTCTTGACTGCGTAGCATCTAAATGTATCGAGCAAGTTTCGATAGCAGCTTTGGTCCTTATAAACACTATACGTTCCATAATGCTTAACTCATAAGTATTGAACGAGCTTTATCAAAGCGCTGCTTGAGTACTTTGTCATCACTCGTACTCATAGATATTGATTCAATAAATTCTGAATCATTAACTAAAAGATCAAACTTTTGTGCTAGATTAACACACATGCCATCCATCGCAATCAATGTTGAAAATATAGAATCAAGCGCTGCGAAGTTAATCCTACCCCTTAAATGGAATGGTTTTTCAGGTAGTTCTGAGGAAACAATACGGCAGGTTTTTTCAAAGCGTGACTCCAAATCTCGCAAAAATTCGGATTGTGGTTCACTAGGCATTTTATTAACATCGATCAGAATTTTATTGAGGAACTTTTTCATTGGTTTCTCATAAGAATTCCAATCATATGCCAAACTTATAACACGAAGTAATAACTCCATATCCCTTAGCCTATTATCAGGCTTCTCTTTACCAATAATTAAACGCCACAATGTATTTTCATTCAATCGTTCAAGTAGGGAAAGCATTTCACCATAATAAATGCAGCGCCTTATTTCCATTGAATTTAAATTCATGCCACCCGTGTTTAATCTTTCAAAGATATGATAAATGCTTGAGTCATCATAGGGATCCAATTGTTGAACAACAGTAGCCCTCAGAACTGTATCATCCAGCAGAAACCTATCACTCTCATCTAATTGCTCATAGGTTTTACCATTCCATTTAGGGTGGACGTTTTTAAGTCGAAATATTTTTTCGTTAAATTCGTTTTTAAAAAAACGAACCGCCGATATTATCCTTTGCTGGCCATCTATAACAGATAGTTTATTAGATCCTCGGTTTTTATATAAAAACACACCAGGAACTGGTAATCCTAGTAGAAAAGATTCAATTAGCTTACTAGCTTTAACTTGGTCCCAAACATAGTTTCGCTGAAAGTCAGGTATAGTCATTTGTCTGCTATCCCACTTATCAAGATATCCTTTTAAGGTTATATCAGCAGGGTACGATGATATCTGATAAACAGAAATGTCCTGTTCTTCTTCTAAATCTTCAATTTGAATTAAATCCCATTCATCGGTCATGTAATACCTACAACTTAAGAGGATAAGGATGGTTTAACAAGCTTAATCTATTTTGGTCAGTGTAATCAATTATGAATTCTTAGCTTAATCGCGCGCTAGTACCCCCGCCACGCCTGCCCGCTTTATGCAGTGGTTATCATGCA